TGTCGGTGGTCGCAAACTGCCATCGCAGGCATCGATCACTGCACTGCCATCTCTGGCATCGCAGACACCTGAACCGCATCGGCCGCTAGGTCAGCATGGCCGCGCACTCTGGGTGCGTGTCTGGACTTCTGGCGCGTCATGGCTCAGGCCATCACTCGACGGTGATCTAGTTCTGATGGCGTGTGAGATGACTGATGAGCGCAGTGTGCTCAGACAGATGGTGTTCACAGATGCGACTGCATGGCGTGAGCGTCGCGGTCTGCGAGAGATCGACCGACAGATCACGAGTCTGCTCGCTCAGATAGGATTCTCACCTACTGACAGAGCGACGCTAGGCATAGGGGATATCAAACAACATGAGTTCCAAGACATCAGGCGACGCATCGAAGCGAAACGGAATGCAGCCAACGGCTAGATGGCAGCCGACCTTCTACACGCCACGACTACACACTGCGACCGACGGTGATGAGATCATCAACTTCGCACGCGAACACTTTCTCGTTCTCAAAGGATTCCGCGCAGGGTCAAACCTAGAGTTCACTGCATGGCAGAAGTGGCTGCTGCGTGCTCTCTATGAGCGCACACCACAAGGCAGACTCAGATACAGGCGTGCGATGATCGGCCTGCCGCGCAAGCATGGGAAGTCTTTGATGGGCAGTGCGATCGCTGTGTACGGTCTGATCGCAGGTGAGTCTGGTGCAGAGAACTATGTCGTCGCTGGTGATCGTCAGCAGGCACGCATCATATTCAATGAAGCGAAGACTCAGGTCATGTCATCACCGCTACTCGCAGCAGAGTGCAAGGTGTATCGCGATGTCATCGAGATGCCGCGCTTCGGTTCGATCTTGCGTGTGCTCTCATCAGAGTTCAAGGGTCAGGCTGGACTCAATCCATCGCTCGTGCTATTCGACGAACTTTGGAATCAGAGCACCAGTGATCTCTATGACCAGATGACGCTCGGCTCTGGTGCACGACTAGAGCCACTCATCGTCTCGATCACGACAGCAGGATATGACCTAGACACAGTGGCAGGTCGTCTCTACCAGTATGGGAAGCAGTGCGCAGCAGGTGAGATCGATGACCCATCATTCGGTTTCTGGTGGTGGGAAGCACCTGCCGAGTGTGCGATCGATGATCAGAAGGCATGGGCAATATCGAACCCGAATCTCTATGAGCGACTACTAGATCGAGATGACATGACTACCGCGATGATGCAGACAGACGAAGCAGCCTTCCGTCGTTGGCGATTGAATCAGTGGGTGCGTGCACAAGAGTCGTGGCTGCCTGCAGGTGCTTGGGAAGCGTGTCGATCTGATCGCTCGATCGATATCGATCTACCAGTGTGGGTCGGTCTCGACATGGCACTGAAGCATGACTCGATCGCGGTGGTCATCGCACAGCCGCAGCATGATGGTGTCGTCGTGACACGCTCACAGATATGGCAGCCGCGTGACGAAGGTGTTGATGTGGCCAGTGTCGAGCAGTACCTGCGCCAGATACATCGCACATACACGGTGCAAGAGATCGTCTATGACCCTGCATACTTTCAGAGATCAGCAGAGCATCTATCAGATGACGGTCTGCCGATGGTCGAGTTCCCACAGTCGAGCGGCCGCATGATACCTGCGTGCGGTCACGCATATGAGCAGATCGTCAATCGAAAGATCACACATGATGGCTCACCGACATACACAGATCAGGTACTCAGTGCAGCACAGCGCATGACAGATCAGGGTTGGCGGTTGTCGAAAGGTAAATCAAAGCGTAAGATCGATGCAGCCATCGCACTCGTGATGGCACTCGATAGAGCGACATCAAGACAGACGGCCGCTATATCACCTAACATCGTGCAGGTATGGTCATGACTAGGCGAGCACTCACTACAGGTATAGAAGTACTTGGCGGCATCTGTGTCGTCATAGGTGTATCGATGATCTCGATCTCACTCGCGCTGATAGTCGCAGGCGCAGGACTGATCGCACTCGGTGGTCTGCTCGCATGAGTCTCTGGAAGAACACTGAGCGTCGCGCACTACCTACGAGCATCGACCCATATCAGATCACCGCTCGACCGTTCTACAATAACTATTCAGGTGAGATCGTCACCGAACTCACAGCGTTTGCATCGTCTGCAGTTCTAGCATCGACGAACCTTCTGGCTGACTCGATCGCATCGATGCCACTCGAACTGACTGTGCAGCGTGCAGGTCGCATCGAGAAACTGCCGACACCATCAGTGCTGATGAAACCGAACGCGCATCAGACCATGTTCGAGTTCGTGCACCAGACTGTGCTCACACTCGCGATACATGGCAACGCATACATCTATGCACCGCGCACCGCAGGTGGTCTGCCATCAGAGATGCGGAACATTCACCCACGAGAGATCAGGGGTCAGGTATATGCCGACGATGGTTCGATCGTCTATACGCTCGGCAAGAATCAAACACTGACATCGACTGATCTCAGAGCGATTCACTGGTTGCTGCTACCGAATCAGATGGTAGGTATCTCACCACTCGAAGCCATGAAGAACACCATCGGCATGTCGATCGCGATGGATAGATTCCTATCTCAGTTCTATGGCGAAGGCGCGACACCATCGAGCGTGCTAGAGACTGACACTACGATCACCACAGAGCAGGCGCAGATACTGCGCGACACATGGGAAGACTCGCATGTGCGCCGACGCAAACCTGCTGTACTCACAGGCGGCCTGAAGTGGCGATCGATCACCACGAGTGCTGCAGATATGCAGATGCTCGAACATCGTGAAGCGATCGTGAGAGACATCGCTCGCGTGTACCGTATCCCACTGCATCTGATACTCGGTACAGGTGGCGATTCACAGACATATCAGAACATCGAATCGGCTGGTGTGAACTTCGTGCGATATACACTGCTGCCATTCATGCGCAGACTGGAAGATGCGATCAGCGAGATGCTGCCACTCACTCAGCGTGTGAGATTCAATGCAGATGAGTTCATGCGTGCAGACCTGATCACCAGAGTGCGTGCACAGCAGGTGCAGATCATGTCAGGCACACTGTCACCGAACGAAGCACGCGAGCAAGAGAACCGTGAACCGTATGAAGGTGGCGACCAGTTCGTGCTCGGTATCGCAGGTGCACCGATCGCAGGTATCGAAGGTGGTGATGCACCGACACTGGGTGTCGATAGCAAACCGCCGAAGGCTTAGTCATGCGATCGATATCTGTCTCAGTCGGTACTGCACCTGTGCTGTGTGTACCGTCAGATGATTTCAACCGCACTGTGTATTTGCACAACGCTGGAAGCGGCAAGGTATATCTCGGCGGCAGTAGTGTCACATCGAGCACAGGCTTCCATCTAGGAAATAGCGAATCGGTTTCATTATTTATTCCACAAAAAGAAACGCTGTACGCGGTGACTGCAAGCAGTACTCACGCTGTCATCGTGCTGACACCTGATACTGACTGACTATGCCATACGGGATATCTCAGCAGCAGAGTGACTGCGCGACATATGCGACAGTCAAGCAAGAGAGTGATGGCACATACACCACGATTGGCTGCCATCAGTCAAAGCAAGATGCGATCGATCAGATGGTCGTCGTCTCGATGGCAGAAGATGTCGAGCCACTAGGCGAGATCAGAGCACTCGATGACATGATCGAAGGTGAGTCAGAGATCGAGACAGAGATCGATGATGATGAGTATGACCTGACACCACGACAGTCAGTTATGTATGAAGCACTAGAGCAGATCGCTGAGCAGTATGGCATGTGGTCACAGGCCAGTGATGCTGATGGCTGCGACTATCAGCGTGAGTCACCTGATGCAGCGATCGGCCGCATGTGCGCTCACTGTGCTTTCTATGAAGGTGATGGCATGTGCCATATCGTAGAAGGTGACATCGCGCCAGAAGGCATATGCAGATTCAATGTCATACCAGATCGACTGCTGCAAGAGCAGCCATCTGACGAGATCGATCAAGCCAAATATGAGATGCGTGCTGAAGTCGATCTGTCTGCACCAGAGTTCATGCGAGCATCTGCACGACGCGGCCTGCGACTACATGAGCAAGGTCTCTCTGGTGATGGTCTCATGCCTGCCACTGTCGCTGATGCACGACGCATGGCTGATGGTGAAGTGAGTGAAGGCAAGTGGCGCAAGATCGGTGCATGGATAGCACGCCATCTGGTCGATCTCGAAGCAGTAGATGGTGACGAGATCACCGCAGGTCAGGTCGCAATGCTGCTGTGGGGTGGTGGCTCGACCAAAGCCACAGCACTCAGAGCACAGAGATATGCAGAGCAGATCGTCACACGCCTAGATGCTGAGCAGAGAGCAGACCCACCTGCACCACCGAAAGATCAGATCATTGGCTCAGACAAGAACGAGCCGCTATCAGCACAGGGCAAGACTGGGAACATAGTGCTATCGGCGGCGACCGAGACTGCGCTGCAGAATAAAGTACAGACGCACAATGACGAGATGAAGGAAGCAGATAAACCTGAGTGGTCTCGCGTATCTCTGGGTGCACTGAAGTCGGTGTATCGACGCGGTGCAGGTGCGTTCTCTGCTAGTCACAGACCGAATGTAAGCAGAGCGCAGTGGGCGATGGCTCGCGTCAATGCCTTCCTGTATCTCTCAAAGAATGGCCGACCACAGAACCCGAAGTACATCACAGACAATGATCTGCTCAAACCGTCACACCCGAAGTACTCGAAGTCGAGTAGTCGCGCAGCGAATACAGATATGGCTACAATGATCGAGATGACCGATGATCTAGCAAGTATGGAACACCGATGGTGCGTGACTGGTGCTGATGAGCGTCGAGTCGCATATACCACAATGGAATTTCGTGAGATGGGTGATGGCAATCATCTAGTCGGTTATGCAGCAGTGTTCGACTCACCATCTGAGCCGATGCCATTTACAGAGTATGTGAAGCGCGGCGCGTTTCAGAAGACGATCAAAGATGGTGCTGATGTGCGGCTGCTCATAGATCACGAAGGTGTGCCACTGGCACGCACGAAGTCTGGCACGCTGATGCTCGAAGAAGATGAGCGCGGCCTGAAGGTCACTGCTGATCTCGACCCTGCCAACCCTGATGCGGCACGAGTGATCTCTGCTATGCGTCGCGGTGATATGAGCCAGATGTCGTTTGCCTTTCGCACGATACAAGATTCATGGTCGAGTGATCGATCGGTCAGAGAGTTGCGAGAAGTGCAGTTGTTTGATGTGAGCGTCGTGACATTCCCTGCATATGAAGAAACGATCGCTGAGTTGCGCACCGCGCAATCATCAAGTACAGTGACATCGACGACCAGTGTCTCTGTGCGCAAAGCACAGATCGCTCTGGCTCGCCAACGATAGTCAGCCGACTCACAGCCGACCAGATAGGTCACTGAGTGAGCCACTGATACACCCATCAGAAAACTCACGAAGGAACAAACACATGACCTACTCAAAGCAACTAATCGAGAAGCGCGACGCAGAACTTGCAAAGGCTGATGCACTCGTGGCATCTGCAGCAACCGAAGAGCGTGCACTTTCCATCGAAGAAGATTCACAGATCGCATCGTCACTCGATGTCGTGCGTGATCTCGACGAGCAAATCAAGCGTCACTCTGAACTCGAAGGCCGCAACGCTGCAGCCGCCGAAGCACGCAAGGCTTCTGGCATCGAGACCGTAGTCGCACCTGCTGTCGTCAAGAGCGAAGCACGCACCTACTCACCAAAGTCTGAGACATCATTCATCGCTGACGCATACGCTGCTCAGTTCTCTGGTGACTTCTCAGCCAAAGAGCGTCTATCGCGCCACATGAATGAAGAGCGCATCGAGCGTCGTGATGTCACCAGTGCAGCATTTGCTGGTCTCATCGTGCCACAGTTCTTGACTGAACTCGCTGCACCATTCGCACGCGCAGGCCGACCATTCCTTGAGATCGCTCGTAAGCATCAGTTGCCAGACTCAGGTCTTGTCATCTCGATCTCGAAGGTCACGACTGGCTCAGCCACTGCAGTACAGACTGAAGGCTCAGCAGTACAAGAGACCAACATGGATGACACCAAACTCGATGTCTCTGTGGTCACTGTTGCTGGTCAGCAGAATGTGAGTCGTCAGGCAATCGAGCGCGGCACAAACATCGACTCGCTCGTGATGGCTGATCTCGTATCTGCATACCACACGAACCTTGATTCATTGTTCGTCACGACCAGTGCGACATCACTCACCAATGTGATCACACAGGTAGTCACCTACACCGACGCATCACCGACAGTGAAGGAACTTTATCCGAAGTTGCTCGATGCCATTCAGCGTGTGCAGACGAACTACTTCCAGACACCGAACTTCATTCTGATGCACCCACGACGACTCGCATTCATCTTGGCTGCAGTCGATAGCACAGACCGACCACTCGCAGTACCTACGCCTTACGGTTTCAACCCGATCGCCACAGGTAGCGGTGCAGCACAGTACGCACAGAGCGGCTATGCGATCGCAGGCATTCCTGTGGTCACTGATGCCAATGTCATCACGACAAACGGCGCAGGTGCAAACGAAGATGTGATCATCGTCGGCAACAGTCAGGAAGCACACTTGTTCGAGCAGGGCAGTGGCGAACCGATGATGCTTCGCTTCGAGCAGCCGAAAGGTTCTGAACTCGATGTGCAGATGATCGTTTATGGATACAGTGCTTTCACAGCAAATCGTTATCCAAACGCGTTTGCTTTGGTCGGTGGAACTGGTCTAGTAACACCAACCTTCTAATCTGAGATCGTCAGTGCGTCGCAGGCTGATCACTGTGACGCACTGATACTCTGATGCCATGACAACACATTCCAAGTACATCGACGCTCTACTCTTTGAGCGTGCAGGATACGAGAAGCGCGGTCTCACAGATCGAGTACGCGCCATCGATGCAGCACTCAGAGAGATCGGCTTCGATCATAAGTATCTATCTACGCCAGTAGAGACTGCGACCGCAGTACCACAGGCAGAGACTGCAGCACTACCGAAGACACGCGCACGCAAGAAAGGCTGAGCACATGGCCATCACAAAAGGCTATTGCACGCTTGCAGAAGTGAAGGCCGCTATGCGGCTGACTGACTCGGTAGATGACACGCTGATCGAGAACTCGATCGAAGGTGCGTCGCGTCGCATCGATGGATACTGCAGCAGGTTCTTCTATCAGACGACAAACACCGTCACATTTTATGCGACGAACTCATATCGACTGCAGATACCTGATCTGGTGTCAGTGACAACTCTAAAGACCGACAGCAGTGGCACAGGTTCATATCTCACGACATGGACTGCAAACACCGACTACATCTTCGAGCCACTCGACGCAGCACTGCAAACGCGACCATATCGTGCGATCGCAGCAGTAGGCGGCAAGACATTCCCTTTATATCTCGCACCTGCACCACCGACAGTACAGATCGCAGGCACATGGGGTTGGCCATCGATACCAGATGACATCAGAGAAGCCTGTGTGCTTCTGTCGATGCGTCAGTTCGCTCGATACAACGCTGCACTGGGTGTACTCGGCTTCGCTGATATGGCCATCACAGTGCGTGCCGTTGACCCTGATGTGCGTGATCTACTCTCGCCATACCGTGTACTTGGCATGGCCTGATGGCTGCCACTGTCTCTCAGGTTCTCACAGGTCTGGCCACCAGACTCGGCACGATCTCAGGTCTGCGCACATCTACCTACATGCCTGACCAACTGAACCCACCTGTGGGATTCCCTGTCATCGAGTCAGTCGAGTATCACAAGTCGTTCGGTGGTGGCGATGTCGTCATGCGCTGCTCAGTGTTCGTGATAGTCGGCAGGTACATCGATCGCACTGCACATACTGCTCTCGATGGGTATCTGTCATATGACGGTGCTACATCTATACGCGCAGCCATCGAAGGCGACCCTACTCTCGGCGGTGTGGCTCGCACACTGGTAGTCGAGAGCGGTGTAAATATATCGGCGGTATCGGTTGCCGAAGCAGAGTTCCTGCAAGTACAGTGCACAGTTGTAGTGCACGCTTAGGAAGGCATAACTATGACGACATACACAGTGGCAAGTGATCGACTGGCAGGCTTCGAGTTAGGTGACACGGTAAGTGCATCTCAACTAGAGTCACTAGATGTCGATGCTCTCGTATCTGCAGGTCATCTCGTAGCAGCCACAGCAGCATCAAAGAAACTGATCGACAAGAAAGAAGATATCTAACATGGCTCAACTCGTACTTACTAACGCAGACATCACCGTGAACGGTGTAGTACTCAGCGACCGCGCAAACAGCGTGACCCTTACCTATGAGATCGACAGTGTTGAATCAACAACCTTTGGTAGCAGTGGTCACACCTTTGTTGGTGGATTGCAGAACATCACAGTAGATGTCGAGTTCATGCAAGATTTTGCAGCATCAGAAGTTGAAGCGACTGTCTTCCCACTCGTCGGCACACAGACCACTGTCACGGTGCGACCATCGAGTGCATCGACCAGCACGACGAATCCGCTTTACACGGTTTCCAATACTTTCTTGGCAGCGCACACACCTGTCGCTGCAGCAGTCGGTGAGTTGGCGATGACTTCGCTTTCATTCACTGGCGGCACATTGGTAAAGACCACAGCCTAAATCACATACCGAAAGGGGAACATAGATGAAGATCGCACTGACAGTTCACTTTACAGATGGCGAGACGAGAGATGTCACCGCACGCTTCGCAGACTTCGTATCGTTCGAGAGAACATGGTCACGCAGTGTCGCCAAGTTCGAGCAAGAGATCAGGCTCACTGATCTCGCATGGCTCGCATGGTCTGCAGAGACTCGATGCAAGAACACCAGTCTCAAGTTTGACCCTGACTGGATTCAGACTGTTGAAGATGTCGAGATGGCTGACGACAGCAAAGCCGAAGAAGGTGGTAACCCTTTGGCGACGACAGTTACCACTGGCTGATTGCATCACTCGCGATCGAGACTGGCATCGCACCGTCAGCACTGATGGCCGAGTCAGAGACGATGCTCAACACTCTGATCGAGTATCTGAAGTGGCGTGCCAAGCAAAGCCGCAAGCGCAGGTGATCACGCATGGCATCTGAGCGCATCGAGATCAAAGGTCAGAAAGATCAGTTCGGCAAGATCGAGATCATCAACTACACACAGTTCATCAAGTCGATCAAGAACGCTGCAGATGCAGGTCACAGCGAAGAGATCATACAGAAGGCGAACGAAGCAGTAGCAGAGATCATCATCAGGCGAGCAAATCAGATCGCTGGTACGAAGATGGAAAAGTCAGCCGCAGCATCACTGCAGCAGTCATCAAGCAAACTGCGTGTGGCTGTCACAGGTGGCGGCAAAGAAGTTCCGTACTTCGGTGGCGCAAACTTTGGTGCTCATCGTGATACTCGTCGTCTGATCAAGAAACCGAATGTGCGCGGTCGTCGATCTCGTGCCACTCTGGTGCGTCATGGTGAAGATGTAGATGTCGTCGTCAAGCGTGTAGAGAGTCAGAGCGTCGAGTCGTCAGGCAAGACAATCTCGAAGCGTCTCGGCGGTCAGGCTGTCGAGATAGCACGCACGAAGTCTGGTGGTATCAAAGTGATCAGGGGCTGGAATCAGTTCAAGCAGTCGCAGAAGGGTCGCGACTTCTTTCTATATCGTGCTGTGGGTGATCGTGAGCAGTACATCACTGGTCTATATCAGACAGCGATCGATCGCATTACAGGCCAAGCGTTTCCAGAATAGACTGCACTGATCATGGCAGGCGCACGCAAACTCACTCTACAGATATTCGGTAACGCGAAGTCTGCGATAGGTGCACTCAAAGACACTGGTGATGCCACTGTCAATATGGGAAAGCGCATGTCGTCTGCTCTGCCATCTATGAAGACGATGGCACTTGCTACAGCCGCGTTCGGTACTGCAGCCGCAGTGACTGCAAAGAAGTTCATCGACATGGGCAGCAGCCTGCAGGAATCACTGAGCAAGGTCGATGTGGTGTTCGGCTCATCGTCTAAAGCGGTGCGCGACTTCGCTAAGAGTGCAGCACAGAATCTCGGTATCTCTGAGCAGGCCGCACTGGAAGCCGCAGGCACATATGGGAACTTGATGCAGGCCTTCGGTGTCACTCAGCCGATGGCGCAAGAGATGAGCACATCACTCGTAGGTCTCGCTGCCGACCTTGCATCATTCAACAACACAAGCGTCGATGATGCGATACTCGCACTGCGCTCTGGTCTGTCTGGTGAGACCGAGCCACTGAAGCGGTTTGGTATCGCGATCAATGATGTTCGACTCAAAGAAGAAGCACGAGCACTCGGTCTGTATGACGGTGCAGGTGCACTCGACATCACTGCCAAGACTCAGGCCGCATATGCGCTGATCATGAAAGACTCGACACTGGCACAAGGCGACTTCGATCGCACGAGTGAAGGTGTGGCCAACCGTCAGCGCATACTCGCAGCACAGTTCAAAGATGTCTCAGCACAGATCGGCACAGCACTCATTCCTGCTTTCACATCGATACTCGGTGTGGTCTCGACGAAGGTGATGCCACTGCTGACAGATTTCTCTGCATCGCTCAGCACTGGTGGTCTCGCTGGTGGTCTCGACTTCATCGCAGAGAAGATCAAGACTGGCTTCCCCATCTTCGCTGCAGCGTTCGCAGACTTCATCGGGAAGGCTGCCGCATACATTCGTGATACAGGTCTGCCGATGCTAGGCCGCGCTATCAGTTCACTCGGTGATGCACTCATCGGCTGGGTCACACCGCGCATACCGATGATCATTCAAGCGATGAAAGATTTCAGCATGGGTCTGACCAAGTTCCTGATCGGCACTGCGCTGCCTGCACTGGTCACGAATGTGCAGCGTCTCGGTGACAAACTGGTTTCATGGATATCTCTTGCAGCGCGAGAGTTGCCTGCACAGTTGGTGACATTCTTTGGTGATCTAGGTAAGTGGCTTCTGTCTGACGGTATCCCGATGCTGCTTGGATATGCGGCCAGACTCACAGGCTCACTGGTCAAGTGGCTGGCGACTCTGGGTGGCTCACTCATCGTCGGTCTCGGTGGTGCGATAGTCGCACTGGTCGCTGCTCTGCCTGATCTCTTCGTCGGCTTCTTCAAGGGTCTAGGGAATATCGCAGTCGGTGCAGTCAAATTCTTTATATCGAAGTTCGATGACATGAAGCAGGCTCTGGCGAACATCGCGATCGGTGCAGTCAATGCTCTGATCAGAGCCTTCAACTCGATACCACTGATTCCGAACATTCCTGAGATCACTATCGACACGAAGAAACTCGGCACACAGATGGGCATGACTGCTAAAGATCTGATGCAAGTGAACTCGAAGTTTGAGTCACTCGGTGGTGCAGCGACTGTCGCTGCTGGTGCGACGACGACACTCGATGTGGCTGCTGCTGAACTAGGTGGCACTCTCGATGGTGGTGGCGGTAAGGGTGGTGGCGGCGCGAAAAAGAAACTCGATGATGTAGTCGAGAAACTAAAGAAGTACAGCGACGCTGTGCGCAACTCGGTTGGTGCAGCGAAGAGCGCGACTGATGCGACTAAGGCTGTGACGAAGGCACGAGATGATCTGTCGAAGGCAACAGACAAGGTGACTGCAGCGCAGACATATTTCGATCAGGTTGTTCGTGGATATGGCAAGGGGTCGAAGCAGGCCAATGATGCTGAGCGTGAGCGTGCTAAGGCTGCGCGTGACTCTGAGCGTGCAGGGTACGGTCTGGAAGGTGCGACGCAGGCTGTCAAGACTGCAGAGCAGGCTTTGGAAGATGTGCGGAAGAATGTCGATTCGACACCTGCCGAGATCAGAGAAGCAGAGATCGCTCTCGCTGAAGCAAAACTGTCTGTCGCTGATGCAGTAGATACACAGTACGATGCGACGGTCGCGCTGCAGGAAGCAGAGACACTACTCACTGAAGTGACCTACGGTGCGCAGGAAGGGTCGGTCACATACAAGTCTGCGCTCGATGAACTAAACGAAGCGAAGTCGAAGCAGGTAGATGCGACCGATCGTGTCACTGATGCCATCGATCGTGAGACCGAAGCAGTGCGCAAACTGCGTGACGCAGAAGCAGAACTTGCGACAGTACGCGGTCAGACACCTGCAGCAGTTCAGGCAAAGGTTGATTCATCTGGTGATGTGATCACAGGTGGCGGCGCATCTAGTAGTGGCGGTGGTCTGTTCGGCTCATTTATGCAGGCAGTCAATGCGCTACACCCAAACTCAGCAGCACTGAGATCAGATACACCTGTGGTCGCTGCTCGGAAGCAGTTCCCCAAACTGTATGACCAATACAAGAAGGCTGGTTTGGCACTCGCTAAGGGTGGAATCGTGACACGACCAGTGCAGGCTTTGCTCGGTGAGAACGGTGCGGAAGCAGTGATACCACTGAACCGATCTGGTGTGATGGGGAACACAGAGATCAACATCACAGTCAATGCTGGTATGGGTACAGATGGCAGAGCAGTGGGTGATGACATCGTGAAGGCTCTCAAACAATATGAGCGTCTCAACGGATACCTACCACTCACTGCGCAAGCGGTGGTGTAGTCATGGCGACAACTCTCGTCTATGGCGAGCAGATCAGCGTGCTATGTCAACTAGGATTTCCTGCAGACCCATTCACACTCGATGATGCAGGTCTAGGTGTGCTCGATCAGAACTATCTTGATGGCACGCTACTCGGTACAGATGTCGCAGAGTACATCATGGAACTGGCGATCGGTCGTGGCCGATCTGATGAGTTTGAATCATTCCGCGCAGGCACGATGACCATGCGGCTCAGCGATAACGAGCGACGCTTCGACCCACTCAACACATCATCACCGTTCTATGACATCACCACAGGCAAGTCTGGTGTGACACCGCGACGCAAAGTGACAGTCTCATCTGGCGGCACACCGATCTTCACTGGCCGCATCACAGACATCGCTGTGAACTATGACTATCAACTCAGCACTGTGACGATCACAGCAGCAGATGACTTCGTGCTTCTCGCTAACACAGCCACAGAGATCGCGCTGACACCAGTCGAAGAGTTATCTGGTGCACGAGTCCAATATCTGCTCGACCTTCCTGAAATCTCGTATCCTGCAACACGATCTATCGCGACAGGTACTGCGACACTCGGTGACTATGTGATCGCACCAAACACGAATGCACTGTCATATCTGCAGCGCATAGCAGAGTCAGAGCAGGGGCTTTGCTTCATCGCAGGCAACGGCGATCTAACATTCACTGATCGAGTTACCGCAGCCTTCGCATCGATCTCTGCAACATTCACTGATCAGTCACCTACGATCGACATCGCATATCAAGGTCTCAATGTGGCCTATGGCCAACAGTTCTTGTATAACCGTGTGCAGGCATTCATCGAAGGCGGCACAGTACAGACATCAGATGATGCTGCGAGCCAGACCGAGTACGGTATCGCCACACTCGCGTTCGATGATCTGCTGCTCTCAGACGACGCACAGGCTCTGACGCTCACACAAGATCTGCTAGATGCCTACGCTGTACCACAGTTCAGATTCGACGATCTAATGCTCAGAGTCTCAGACTTACAATCTGGCGAGCGTGCCACAGTCATCGGCCTAGAGATAGGCGATGTGGTGCAGATCACCAGATCATTCGATGTCGGCACACCATCATCTGTCACGAGTCTCTACGGTATAGACAACATAAAGCACCAGATCACACCGAGCACCCATACTCTGACTCTCGGCCTATACAACACGCAGATTGTCTATGAGTTTATTCTTGACGACATCACCTTCGGTACGCTCGACGGTAGCAACGCACTGGCCTGATCAAGTACACTGACCGACTATGGCACGACAGACCTTTACAGCGAGTCAGGTTCTTACTGCAGCGCAGATGAATACACTGCAGGCAAACGACTACAATCAAACCGTCTCGACTAAGACAGCCAGTTACACGCTGGTCGCTGCTGATGCTGGAACTAAAGTTGTGATGAACTCTGCTAGTGCTACCACGATCACAGTAAATACTTCGCTGTTCGCAGCAGGCGACACTCTGACGCTGCTCAATATCGGTGCAGGTGTATGCACGATCACTGCTGGTACAGCAACAGTTTCTACTACAGGCAGTCTCGCACTCGCACAGTATGGTGGTGGCACTTTATATTTCAGTAGCGCAGGTGTCAGCGTGTTTCAAGCAAACGGTGTTGCTGCAATCGGTGGCGGTCTTATTCCAATTACACCAACTTCGGTTGCGGTTGGTAGTGGAACAGGTACGGCTAATGCCGTTGGTCAAGTTACATATTCGGGTGCGTCTAGTGTTTCATTGAACGGCGTTTTTACTAGTTCGTATCGCAATTACAAGATGGTTTTGGAACATACATGTTCTACAGCAACAGACCTGAAACTAAGATTACGGGCTGCAGGAACAGACAACACTACTGCTAACAGTTATGTTGCACAGTTAGCAGTTTCTACTAACGCAGCCGTTTCGGGTTCAGATTCAACAAACAATTTACTAACCTTAAATAACAACATCACTACAACGCTAATCAATTTTGCAAGTAATGAGTTTTTCAATCCACAAATAGCAGCAGCAACAGGAATTTTTACTTTTGCAATGAACGACACCAACGGCGGATACTTTTCTATGCAAGGCGCAACACATAATCAGACAGTCAGTTATGACGGTTTTACTATTTTTCCAACTCTTGGAACTATTACAGGCACGATGAGCGTGTACGGGTACAATCAATGAAAACAGACATCACACCAACAGATAGTGTTTGCCCAATCTTTTTAGAACCGCGAGACCCTGCACAAGTAGCAGCCGACCAAGCAGACGCAAAAGCAAAAGCCGATGCTCTCGTAGTCAAAGCAGCAGCCCGTGAAGCGTTGCTCACCAAACTTGGTATCACAGCCGATGAAGCCACACTGCTACTTGGCTAGATGATGTGGCTCGCACTTCTCGTTGGCTGATATTTGCGCCAGTCGCTGCACTCGCATGGGTAGCACCTGCATCTGCTGATGTAGTCACAGGTCTCGCTGTCACTGGGTACAGCATCGATGAGATACCACCTGTCATGTCAGATGATCAGTACCCTGTGTGCGGTCAGGGCACACTCGACTTCATCAATGCCACATGGGATACACCAGAGCAGCAGTTCGGTGAGTGTGGTACTGATCTCTTTATGCTGCACTACACAGGTGCGATACAGATACCAGAGCACGACACGATCGAGTTCTGGCTTGCGTCTGATGATGGTGGCATGGTCACTATCGGTACACATCAGTTCGGTTCGTGGGTAGATCAGGGTTGCTCTGCTACTGAGTCAGGTCTGCTCGATATAGATGCTGGTGTGCAGAGTCTCGATGCGTGGGTATATGAGAATGGCGGTGGTACTTGCTTCATGCTTGCATGGAACATCGATGGTCAGGGTTGGGCGATCGTGCAGCCTGAGTCATTTACCAGTGAGCCGATACCAGATACGACTGTGCCTGATACGACTGTGCCTGATACGACTGTGCCTGATACGACTGTGCCTGATACGACGATGCCAGATACCACAGTGCCAGACACCACCACATCGAGTACCACCACATCGAGTACCACCACATCGAGTACCACCACATCGAGTACCACCACATCGAGTACCACCACATCATCGACTATCTATGTGACTACATCACAGATACCTGTGACCACATCGAGTACCACCACGAGTACCACGACTACTGCAGCACCTGTACCGACACAGACATCGACTACCACTACCGAGCCACCTGCTGTACCATCGACCACCACTACAGAGACACCGATCGAGACGAGTACCACATGGCCGCCTACCACTGCACCAGAGACGACTGTGCCTGTCATCAGCACCACTTCGAGTTTTGCACCTTCTACGACTGCAGTTGCGACTACTACCACAACCCCTGTGATCGAGACGACTGTGCCTGCGGTCGATACCACAGTCGAGACGACACCAGTCACCGAGACAACCGTCGATCTGATACAGGAACTATCTGACCTATCTAATGCAGTCGCAGGTCTGGCCGATGTGTTACCTGATCAGATCACAGTGGCAGACATAGCGGCCATCACAGACTCTGCAGCCTTCGAGATGCTGACCGATGAGCAGGTCGCTGAGATAGGTGACATCATCAGTGATGCGTCTGACGATGTAAAGGAATCGTTCGAGTCTGCTGTCGATATCTTCGCCAGTGATGCACTCTCTTCATATGTGCCTGCAGGAAGCACTATCAGCGTCGGTCAGCGTCGTGCGGTGATCGCTGTGACTGCACTAACATTCGTGCTGCCAGTTCCTATTTCGAGCGGCAGCCAAAGTCAGTCACAACGAAAGAGATAAGCCAGATGGCAAATAAATGGGTCGATGAAGTGCATGGTCTGATCTGGACTCTCGCAGGTACAGGTCTAGTGCTGATCACTCTCTCTGGCTCTACTCGTCGGTTAGGCTGGTCTATCAGCATCATCGCTCTGGTGGTGCATCTACTACTCACATCACTGAAAGACACAGACCAATGAAGAAAGCACAAGAGATCGCGCAGCGCATCGTCGCACTATTCCTATCGTCAGCACTGGCGATCATCACAGGGTCGAGTGTGATCAACTCAGTCTCTGATGCTGATATCACACTCTGGCAGTCTGCTGCTCTCGCAGGATTTGCTGCAGTGGCGAAGGTAGTCGAGCAGTTAGCGAAGGCTGCTGTCGATGGCACACTGACTCGCGATGAGATCGATCAAGCGTTCGGTGGTATGTCACCTGCGAAGAAGGCATCGAAGCGCACGAAGGTTTCGTGATGTCACGCAAGTACACAGGGAACTCAGATGGTGCTGCGAAGGGTCGGCGTGCTGGTCTGAAAGTATTGATCGATGAAGTAGTGCGTCTCTCTGGTAGTGGCCTATGGAATAACGGTGACTGGGGCATCAGGAATATGAAGGGAAAGGAATCTCTGAGTGTGCACGCGACTGGTCGCGCAGTCGATCTGTCATATAGGCAGATGGGCAAGGGCAAGGGTGGTGGTCGTGCTGCTGGTATGCAGTGGTGCAAACTACTAACTCAGCACGCTGACGCGATCGGCCTAGAGATGATCATTGACTATTTCCCTGAGCCGCATGGAAGAGCATGGCGATGTGATCGCGGTGCATGGCAGAAGTATGACAAGCCAACAGTGTCAGGTGCGCCATCAGGCGACTGGCTGCATGTGGAAGTCTCACCGAAGATGGCTGATGATGCTGCCGCTATGAAGGCAGCCTTTGCTTTGATCGAGCAGAGTCTGGCTGCTCAGGCTGGTGGATAACACAGCGATCGTCGTCGCAGTAGTCACTGCGGTAGGTGGTGTCATGGCTGCGCTCATCACCAGTATGCGTCGAGAGAACCGTGACGATCACGCTCTAGTCACAGATCAGATCAGTGCGGTCTATAGATTGCTGAATCGCATCGGTGATAAAGTCGATACACATCTCGACTGGCATCACGAAGGGAATATCGATGGGAAATCTAAGGGAAGAGATCGACGCGAGTAGATGCAAGTCAGGTCGGAAGAACCGACTAGATGAGATCATGCAAGCGATGACAGAAGAAGATGCGGCCGATCTACAGGCTGCACTAGATGATCACTCTGTACCACAGTCATCGATCGTGCGTGCTCTGTCTCGACGCGGTATATCTCTCGCACAGTCTGTGATCAGTAACTATCGAACTGCACTTCGATGAGTCTCGGTGACGAGATATCAGCAGTCTCTGATGGCAGCGAGATGCTGCGTGCTGAAGTACTGAAGGTCAGGCGTGAGCGTGACAGTGCTATCAGTGAGATGGCGCGTATCGCCACACAGTTAGAGCAGGTGCGTCGCACACTCGATGTCGTCGAGCAGGTAGAGAACGCAAAGATACAGCCGATCAAGTGGCTGCAGCCGCAAGCCAAGACGAAAGCCAGTGCTGCGACTCTGGTGCTGATGCTGTCTGATCTGCATCTCGATGAGATAGTCGAGCCAGAAGAAGTCGATGGTCTCAACGCATATAACCGCACCATCGCTGTACTGCGCATGAAACGGTGGTCACAGAATGTGATCAAGATGGCGCGTCATCACCTAGCAGGTATGAAATATGACGGTGTGGTGCTGATGCTCGGCGGTGACATCTTCAGTGGTGACATACATGAAGAACTGAAAGAGACGAACGAAGATACGATGCTCGGCTCGCTGCTCTACTGGGCAGAGCAGATCGCATCTGCCATTGATCTACTGGCAGGCGAGTTCAAGAAGGTGCACATCGCTGCGGTCGCTGGTAATCATGGTCGCACAACTCGCAAGCCAAGAATGAAACTGCGTGCTCGCACTAACTTTGACTGGCTGCTTGCCAAGATGCTAGAGCGTCACTTCGCTGATGATCGGCGTATCACATTCCAAATACCAGAGTCATCTGATGCACTGATCGCGATCTATGACACACATCATCTGCTGACTCACGGTGATCAGACACAGGGTGGCGGCTCGATCGGTGGCATCTATCCACCTATCATGCGCATGCGTGCACGCAAGGCTCAGAGATACCTTGCCACAGGCGCATCGTTTCAGACTCTCTGGCTCGGTCACTGGCATCAGTATCTGCCATCACCATCGATGGTCGTCAATGGTTCGATGAAGGGATACGACGAGTATGCCTACATAAGCAACTTCTCTTTCGAGCAGCCGCAGCAGGCTCTCGCGATCGTCGCACCTGAGAAGGGCATCACGATACAAGCACCGATCTTCTGTGTAGATCGCAAGTCCGAAGGCTGGTGAGATGTATCTCGTCGGTGCTAGACGGCCGCCATGTAGATGCGATGAGCCAATACAGCCGCACCCAATCTGCGGTGATCGTGGGGTCGATGATGACGACTGATCGCATCGAGTCTCTGGTGCATGTCAGATGGCTCGACGCTCACAGCGTCGGCACTGGGTGGCAGTCTGTCGATGAGATCGAAGATGTGCCATGTGTGGTGTGCTCTGTGGGGTATCTGATATCTGGTGCAAAGACTGGTCATGTGGTGATCGCACAGTCAGTCACTGATGATGCGATGCTCGATCATCTGCTCGCCATACCTGTTGCCATGATCACGCAGGTCACAGTATTGTCTGATAGTTCAGTTGGTTCGGTCTTCCCCTTCCCAACCGACTGACAGGCTGTGACTGGTCTGGTTCACCGATCGGCCAGTCGCAGCCACTTTACTCAGATGACTAACACCATCACACAACTGTGGTACACCCTTAGTGCAAGATGTAAATACACATCTAATGAAGGGAACACTGCACATGATCATCATCGAGAAACCCACTCATGGAACATATGACTGGCTGAAGATAAGACACCGAGACGAGAATGGTCTCTGCACACTGGGTGGCAGTGAAGCACCTGCACTGATGGACTCGTCAGCGTTCATGTCACAGGCTGATCTGTGGTATCGGAAGAGCACCGAGCCGACGATCAGTTCACCGACAGCAGCGATGCAGGTCGGCAATGATCTAGAGCCTGCACTCGTCACTGTGCTATCACGACGACTCGACATACCGCTCGTCACACCTGACATCATGTATCGATCTGGTCGCTGGACTGTGACACTTGATGCTGTCGATGCAGGTACTGCCATCACGCAGTCGCAGCCTGTGCTGATCGGTGAGATCAAGACGACACGCAAATATTCGATCTCGTCACTGGCCGATGTGCCACCAGAGTACCTGTGGCAGATATATGCACAGCAGTATGTGACAGGTGCAGACGCATGGCTGTGTGTGCTCGATCGTGATATGCGCATCAGCACTATGGAAGTACCGAAGAACAATCAGGCGATGGATATGCTCGCAGAGCAGGCCGAGATATTCTGTGCATCAGTAGATGCAGGCGTGCAGCCTGATGGCCTGATCGATCAGATGAGTGCAGACCAGATCGCATCGCTGTGGCGCATCGAGCGTCGAGCGACTGATCTACCACCAGACGCTATCGACTGGGTGCGCGATCTCGAAGAAGCACGAGCACTAAAGAAGCAGGCAGACACCATCGAGCAGGCTGCCAAAGATCATCTCGCTCGGCTGCTACTCGACGCAGATGAAGGCCGCATCGATGGTCGCACTGTCATCACATGGCGTGAGCAGGCAGGTCGTGAGTCAGTCGATCTCAAGTCTCTGCGATCAGATCAGCCTGATCTGGTGGCACAGTACACAACACAATCAGCACCAGTGCGTGTCATGCGCACTGTCAAACCGAAGGGAATATAGACATGTCATACTCACTCGAAGGCTATGTCGATGTTGCACAGCGCATCAGACAACTCAGAGCCAAGCACCCTGAAGCGGTACTGCGACCTGCAGACCCTGCTCAGCCATTCCGCATCGTCGATATCGGCGGCCGCGAGTTCATCGTCTATACAGCAGCGTGCTATCGCACACCAGATGATCAGATGCCTGCGATCGCATGTGCTGCAGAGCCTGTGATGGGTCGCACGAACTTCACTCGTGACAGTGAAGTGATGAACGCTGAAACTTCTGCATGGGGTCGTGCGATCATGGCTGCTCTCGCAGTAGATGAGCCACACATCGCATCAGCAAACGAAGTGGTCAATCGTCAGATGGATAGATCATCTGATGATCACCCTGCGAAGGGTCGTGCTGCACTGGGTAGCAGAGCGAAGCCTGTGCCTGCTGCTGATGACACTCAGACACTGACACCTGCAGAGATCGCTGAAGCGTTCGGTGCGACTGTCGTCGATATGCCTACACCAGAGCCACAGCGTGAGCGTGTGCGATCACTGGCTGCTATCGCGTCGCAGAAGCAGATGGGTCTGATACAGAAGTTGGCTCGTGAGAAGTCTGTGGCCGATCTGCCAGAGTTCGCTACTCATGCACTGCAGCGACAGGTCGAGTCGATGACATCGATCACGAGCAAGGAAGCATCATCACTGATATCGAAACTGATGGAAGTGTGACATGAGAACATTCGAGACATCGACAGATCGGCAGCGTGAGCAGGCAGCAGTCGATCGACTGAGAGAACACTGGCGCGGTCAGATCGAGAGCGGTCAGATGTATCAACACTACGATCGCACACTCAGTGAGTACCGCAACCCAAAGGCAGTGCTAGAGATCAAATGCCGCACATACTCATATGACTACTTTGCGCAGCATGACTACATGATCAGCACTATCAAAGTGGCTCGACTGCAAACTGCAGCAGGTCTGCGCATGATCGTACCGATCATCATGGTCGCATGTAGTGACGATGACTTCCTGCTCGATCTCAGAGATGAGAGATATCGCATTGAGACTCGACGAGTCAATGATCGAGCGACGACACACCGAGATGTGATCATGCGTGATGAGTCGATGTGCTTCTTCACAGCCGATCGATTCCTGCCACTCAGTGATATCAACACACTGATCGCATGAGATGGCGCGATCGTGCCAACTGTATCTCTATGGATACGAAAGTATTCTTCCCACGAGACGCACGAGAGCCAGATGCCTACACAGCAGCGAGAGCAGTGTGCTCGATGTGTGCGGTGCGCAAACAATGTCTGGCGATGGTGATCGACTTAGAATCGACCGACGATAAGTGGGGCATGTTCGGTGGATATACACCACTAGAGCGCAGAGTGATGCGGAAGAATCGCGTCTAGTATGCCAGTCGCTGATGATGATCTACCTGACTGGAACGATATCGCTGAACCCATCGCGGTCAATGAGTCGAGTGGCGCGTTCGTCGCCATGCTCAGTGAGCAGGTGCTCGACTATGAGCGTGCTGCGAGATCGCTCGTGATGATGATGATCTCTGCACACCACCATCGCGGCCTGCTGCGTGTCGATATCGCAGATGCGATCGATGCCATGTCGTCGATGTCGTCTGCTGATCTGACCATCTGTGGATATGAGTTGCTGCATGAGATCATCACATGGTCGCATCATGACTGATGAGCGCAAAGGCGAGTGTCAGGGTCGGCGCGACAAGTGCACACTCGGTGAGCAGTGCCCGAAGTTCGGTGCTCTCGGTCGTGAGTCTCGTGATGGGAAGCGTCGAGTCAAAGGCTGTGGCGACCCTGTGGCACGCGGTAAGCGGAATCGTGCGAAGGGTGATGCGAAGGCGCGTGTCGCTCGGAAGCGTCTCGGTATCGGTGGTGCAAACACTCGACATGAAGAACTGTGGGGTGGTGCGCTGCGACTCGAAGTGAAGGCTGGTGCACAGATATCGCCAGTGGTGACTCGATACAGGTCTGCTGAAGCGCAGAGTGAACCGCATCGAGCATTTGGTGATGTGCGACCGTTCGTGCTGGTATGTATGCCTGATGGTGAGAGTGATGGCATCGCAGTGATGCGTCTGTCAGTGCTCGCAGATTTGGTCGCTCTGGCGATCGATACAGGTCATCTCGACTAATCAGATAGATAGGGGAACATAGATGAGTGTGAAGTGGATATCGCAGGTCTGGCTGTCGTCACCGTATCGCGGTGAGCGTCTGCTGCTGCATCTGGCTCTGGCTGACTTCGCTAGTGATGAAGGCATCTGCTGGCCATCACAGACGACTCTGGCACGCAAGGCTCGCTGCTCGGTGAACTGGGTGCGGCTGTCGATCGCACAGATGGTGCGTGATGATCTGATCGAGATCGTCGAGCCTGCTGGTGCAGGTCGTGGCAAGGTCGGGAAGTATCGGCTACTAGGTCACGCAGAGAAAGGCCACACTGACGATGGCCTTAGCACTGCGGAAGGCCACACTGTGAGAGTAGAAAGGCCACACTCTGACACATCGCATACCTACTTACTGAACCGTAAAGAACCGTCACTTACTCGTGACCAGTTTGAGACAGCATGGAAGCAGTATCCACGAAAGGTCGCGAAGGCTGCAGCATGGCGTGCATGGCAGAAGATGTGTACTGATGCAGAGACACCTGCAGTCGATGTGATCATCGATGCGATCACTCAGTATGCGATGACTATCACCGAGATGCGGTACTGCGCACATATGGCCACATGGCTGACACAGCAGCGATGGAACGATGTAGTCACATCTATACCGAAGCCAGTACAGAAGCGAGAGCCGCGCATCGATGATGCGATGTCGTTCGGTGCATCATGCGCTCGCACTGGTATCTCGATCGATGAGATGCTAGAGTCGATATCACACAGACCGCCAGATGAGCAGGCCGCCGCACTCGATCTCTATAAGCAGATCAGTGCCCAACACCGAAGCAGGTGAGCATCATGCAAAGACTCTCAGCAGTATCTATCTCGATCATCACAGCAGTCACATGTCTGCTGCTCGTACCTGCGCACGCCGCAGCACCGACGACGATCACATCGACAGTGTTCGCTCAGCCGACACCAGATGCAGTACTCACATCGACTACGACGACAGTGCTGCCACTGCCATCGAGAGTGTCGAGTGACGACTCGCAGAGATGCCCACAGTTCGAGCAGGCGTTTGCTGATCACGGTCTGCTACCTGTCGAAGCGTTCTCGTATATCGCATGGCGTGAATCTCGATGCCGACCACAGGCCATCAACGCTCGATGGGATAGTGCAGGCAATATCATCTGGACTCTCAACCGAAATGGCACATATGACTCAGGTCTGCTGCAGATCAACTCATCATGGAAGACGGTCACACGGAAGACCTGTGGTGGTTCGATCGACCTGCTGCTGACACTCGACTGCAACCTGCGTGTCGCTCGGTATCTGCTCGACAACGGCGGTCTCGGTCACTGGTCGATGTAAGGCATCTGTGACGCTCTGTGGTGATCGATATCTGGCATCTCAGGCAGATGGTCATATCGGTGACGCAAACGCGCTGATGACCTGCAGCCGATCTTGTAGGCATCTGGCCGACCATACCCTGTATGGGAATAAAGATACTTGCAATCAGTCGGCCGATCTGCTATTGTTGTTCTTGTAGGCAGATGCCTACCAGATCAATAAGGGGAAAATATGAACACGGTGATCGGTAAGAAAAAAGTGAACCAGATTCAGTCTGGTGATGTTGTCGGTCTGATCGGCAACTGGCTGAACTTCACAGATGAGCATGATGAGCGTCTGGTGACAGTGCTCTCAGTAGAGCAGTCTGGGTGCGAGATGCCTTTCGCTGGCACTTGGCTTACCACCAAGATCTATGACATCACATGCTCAGACGGTAACACCTACGCCATCAGCAACAGTGCTCGCGAGTACTTCATCTTCGATGCGCAGGTGGCATCATGACACCACATCAGGTCATCGAGACAGCGATCGTCGAGTACGGCCGACCTATGTGGGTCGCGACTGTACCTATGAGCATCAGGCAGGCAGTGCCATCGTCAGACATCGAGCAGATGCTGACAGCAGCGACAGCCAACCCTGACATCGAGAAGACCATCGAGATCATCGAGCAGACGATGCTGCAGTGGTGCACAGCGAATCTCTTTGCACACATCACACAGCACGATCTGGCAGCCACACTCGGTGTCACATCTGAGCGTGCACATCGACTCATCAACAACCACACCGACCGCTTCCGCAAGGTGCAGCGCGGTGTCTGGGAAGTGCGTGACCCACGAGCAGACAGGGGTCACTGATGTATCTCTACGATCTCACCGACGACCGCATCGAGCAGCAGCACCTGCAGTCAGTCAGACGCGAGTGCCTGACCGTCGCGGTCAGGGTCATCGCACGCCATCGACGATCATCACAGCAGACTGTCAGGCTGACGGTCAAGACCATCGAGAACGCTCTGGCCTATCTCGACCGCATCGGTCAGAACGATCTGG